TAGTAAGACAGGGATAAGTAGAAACAGTTTATTTACTACAATAGATAAAGTAAGAGAAATACTTAAAAAGGAATTGAATGAATAAGTTTTTTGTTCCTAACGAAGTTTATGAAGATAGAATAACTATTTGCAAGAGTTGTATTTATTATTTTAAACCTACTGGAACTTGCAAAGACTGCGGATGTTTTATGAAGATAAAGGCAAGACTTGCACCAATGGGCTGCAGTCAAAAGAAATGGGAGAAAACAACTGAGATAGAAACACCTCAAAGTTTACCTCGAGAAATAGTAAACGAAATTTTAGATATGTGGAAAGACTTAAAAACAGGTAGGGCAAAAGATCAAGCAGCAAAAAAAAGAATGATTGAAACATACAACACTATATACAATACTAATTACAGTCCTAGAACAAATTGCGGTTCGTGTATATCAACTTGTTTTGATGGAATAAAAAAACTATATAATGAATACAAATAGAACTTACAAATCAATTAAGTGGGTATTAAACAGCCATATTAAAAATAATGTTAGAAGTCTTTGGACTTGGGAAGACGATAACTTTACTTGTATCTTTGAAAACTACTCAGGTGATAGCAGAATATACACACCGCATCAACTACTTAAACTATTAACAAATGACACAGAACGAGAAACTAATTAAAAACCTAGAAAATATGCCAATAGACTTAGACTATAAAGCAACACCTGAACCAAGTTATTATTCAGGAAAGAAGTACGGTTACTCAGCAAGAAAAGTAGTTGAGGACTTTCAACCTGATAGCTACAACTTAGGAACTGCAATCAGTTATTTATTAAGAGCAGGAAAAAAAGAAGGCAACCCTGCTGAACAAGATATACAGAAAGCAATTAATCACTTACATTTTGAGCTAGACAGATTACATAATGACTCTGTATAGTTGCGAATGCGGAAAAGAAGAAAAAGAAGTTAGCAAAGCTACAATAGTTTTAAGAGGTAAAAAGTGGGTTTGTAAAGAAGCTGAATGCAGTTGTGGAAAATGGATGGATAGTAAACCAACTGAAGGAATGCCAAGCCTTAAAAGAACAGAACCTACTCTAAGTATGAAACGTGACAAGCTATGGGAAGGAGCAACAGAAAAGATAAGAAGCAAGACTGAATAAAACAAATAAACAAAAATTCTATTATATAACATGAAAATACAAAAGCAATACCATTTTTACGCTGGACATAGAAATAAGAAAGCAGGAGAAAAATGCGGCAGACTGCATGGACATACTTATAAAGTAAAATGTATTTTTAAGTTTACAGAAATGGAAGATGGAATTAGTATGTTGTTTTCTGATATTGATAAAATAACTGAACCTATAATTAAACAATACGATCATTACTTTTTACTATATGAAAAGGATAGTTTGTGTGAACTTTTAGACTTAGCGAATGAACCTTATATCAAACTACCTTTTGAGACCTCAGCAGAAAATATGGCAATATGGATATATAATGAAATTAAAAGAGAATTACCTATAGTTGAAATACAACTAAGAGAAACAGAAACCTCAACAATAATATACAATGGATGAAACAATTTTAAATGTAAGTGAAATTTTTTACTCACTACAAGGAGAAGGAGCAAGAGCAGGAACGCCAACTATCTTTATAAGATTACAAGGGTGTAAAGCAAAAGGAGCGTGTTATGCTTCAGGAATTAAATGTGATACAGAGTTTGAAAGCGGCTCAGAATGGAAGTTAAGGTCAATTGTACAATGGCTAGAAGAAGATAGTAATGGCTGCAAAGAAATTACATGGACAGGTGGTGAACCTTTAGATCAGCTAACAGAAGAAATTATTGCCTACTTTAAAGAAGCAGGATATTACCAAGCAGTTGAAACTTCAGGCTTACACCCAGCGCCAAAAGGTTTGGATTTTATATGTGTCAGTCCTAAAGTTGCAGAACACGTAATAAAAAGAAATTTTGATTATACGATTTCAGAATTAAGATATGTAAGACATAAAGGACAACAAATTCCTCAACCAAAAATAAAGGCAAAGCACTATTGGATTAGTCCTCATTCAGATGGTTTTACTATCAATAACGAAAATGTAAAGCATTGTATTAACTTATGCTTAGATAATCCAAAATGGAAACTAAGTGTACAAACTCATAAACTATGGAACATATTATAAGTTGGGAGGAAATAATAAAAAGAGTAAATAAACTAGATAAAAGTAAAAAGTATTATGGAGTACCAAGAGGTGGGCAGTATATAGCAGCTATGCTCAATCCTGTCGATACAATAGAAGAAGCGGATATAATTATAGACGACTTATTAGATAGTGGCAAAACTAAACAAGATTATGCAAAGCACGATAAACCTTTTATAGTTATATTTAATAAACAAACTGAAGAAGAACTAAAAGGAAAATGGTTAGTCTTTCCTTGGGAAGTAAAGGAAGAGCCAGTAGAAAATAACTTTGTAAGAATATTACAATACTTAGGTGAAGATCCAACAAGAGAAGGACTGAGAGAAACACCAAAACGATATATCAAATTTATGAAGGAGTTTTTAGCACCAAAAGAATTTAAGTTTACTTGTTTTGATGCTGAAGGAACGGATGAGATGATAGTACAAACAAACATTCCTTTTTATAGTTTATGTGAACATCATATAGCACCATTCTTTGGAGTCGCAAATATTGCATACATACCAAATGGAAAAATAGTAGGATTGAGTAAATTAGCTAGAACGATTGACCTTTACGCAAATAGATTTCAGAACCAAGAACGAATAACTACGCAGGTAGCAGAACGAATACAAGAAGAATTAGAACCTTTAGGAGTAGCAGTTACTTTAAAGGCACAGCATTTATGTATGTGCATGAGAGGAGTTAAGAAACATGATACTTGGACGACTACTTCTAAAATGTTAGGAGCTTTCAAGGACAATTTAGATACTAGAAACGAATTTTTGAACCTAATAAAATGAAAACTAATATAATTATAAACTTGCAGCATGAAGCTTTACACCAATGGTCAAATTGTGACTTAGAAGGAGTAGAGTTCCTAAAATTTCCTCACAGACATATATTTCACATTTGCTGCAAAAAGGAAGTAACTCACGATGATAGGGATATTGAAATAATATTACTAAAAAGAAAAATAAACAATTACTTAAAAGAGATGTTTCCTGTAACTTTTGGAGAAATGTCTTGCGAAATGATAGCTAAACTTATTCTTGAATGTTTTCAATTGAGCTATTGCAAAGTATTAGAAGATAACGAAAATGGAGCAGAGGTATGGCAAAAATAATATACTTACCCTTAGAACACATAGACATGAGGTACACGGTCTATTTAGATAAAGTAATAACTAATTACTTAGAAAGCAGTAAAATAGAGTTTATTAAGATATATCCTAACATTCCTAAAAGGGAAATAAAAGAAGGTAGTTTTTTAGACGCACCAACTACTATTGAGTTTAAAAGTAAACAAATAGCTAAAGTAGCTGAAATGTACCATACAGATCAGATTAAAAGCGGAGACATAATTTTTACTTCAGATATTTGGTTTCCTGGTTTGGAGAGTATAGCATACCTAAACTATTTTTGCAATAAAGAAGTAAAGCTAACAGGTTTTTTACACGCAGGAAGTTTTACTGATACTGATTTTGTAAGAGATATGGAAAGGTGGGCGAAAAATTTTGAGGATATGATTTTTGACATATCAGATAAAATATACGTTGCTTCAGAATTTATAAAAAAAGATGTATGTAAAAAAAGAATGATTGATCAAGAAAAAGTAATAGTAACTGGATTGCCTTTAGATAATTCTAATTTCAATAAACATATAAAGAAAACTAAACAGGATATAGTTATTTTTAATGGTAGGAATTGTGATGAAAAACAACCTTGGTTATTTGATGAATTACAAAAAAGAGTTAATAACAGAGGATATTTAGTAGAATTTATAAATACTCAGAAACAAAATTTAGATAAAGAAAACTATTACGAACTATTAGGCAAAAGCAAAGTAGTAGTAAGTTTTGCATTACAAGAAAATTTTGGCATAGGAATAAATGAAGCAGTAGAGTTAGGATGTATTCCTGTATTGCCGAATAGATTAGTTTATCCTGAGTTTTATAATAACGAGTATTTGTATAACAATATAAATGAATGTGTGGAGAAAGTTTGCTCAGCTTTAGACAATAAGTTAAGTCAAACAACTCCTAACTATTTATTTGATATAAAAAAATGGTTTAAATGTTAATATTTTTAGCAGGGTTAGAACAGACTGAGCCTAAACATGTAGGCATACTTAAAAGCAGAGTACCAAATGCTTTTTATTCATATTACTATATGAGAAAGGACAAAACAGATAAAAAGATAACAGGAGTTAAAAAATATCATGATATAGTATTTGTTGATAGCGGAGCGCATACTTTTTTCAGTGAAGATGATAAAATAGGAGCAGCAGGAGTACACCAAAAGAAAACTAAAATGGTAGAAAGTCCTCAAGAATATTTCGATAATTATGTTATATGGCTTAAAAGAAATTACGAACATTACGATTACTTTGCAGAGTTAGACATTGGCGATATAATAGGACAAAAGAAAGTAAATGAATGGAGAGAGGTATTGAAAAAAGAAAACTTATACTCTAAATGCGTTACAGTTTATCACCCTGACTGTATGAGTTGGGAAGACTATATTAATATGCTTGAAGATAGTCAAAGTAAATATGTAGCATTAGAAGGAGATAGAAGACATAGGAAAAGACTGCCTTACATTAAATTAATAAAAGAATGTTACAAAAGAAATATAAAGGTACATGGGTTTGCTATGACTAAAGACAATGTGATGAGCAAACTACCTTTTTACTCAGTAGATAGTACTTCTTGGAAAAGTGGTGAAATGTATGGATGCATTCCTTATTTTAATGGAACTAGGGTACAAAATGCACACGTTAAAAAATTAAAAGACGCTGCAAAAGCAGGATGTAGATTTAACTTAGATCTATTACACCACGAAAATATGACTGAAAATAGACTATACAGATTGATACTAGGAATTAACGCTTATAAAGAAGCACAAATATATTATACAAAATTATGGAAAAAAAGAGGAATAAATTGGAAAGTTTAGAGGAATTAGGATACAAACTAATGCCTATAAGTAAATTAGTTAAAGCTGATTGGAATTACAAAGAAGAAGAAGAAAAGCAAAGCGAAAAATTACTTAACAACTTTAAAAGAAACGGACAGCTAGAAAATATCTTAGTGCGTTTATTAGATACAGGATACTATGAAGTAGTAAATGGTAACCACAGACTAGATGTTATGAATAACTTAGGTTATGATAATGTAGTAGTAATGGATTTAGGAGAAATAACTCAACAAGAAGCAATTAGGAAAGCAATTGAAACAAACGAAACTAAGTTTAAGTCTGATACTTTAAAGTTAGCAGAATTGTTAGGAGAACTAACTGAAGAGTTTGGAGCTGATGAGATAGTAAATAGTTTGCCTTATAATGAAGATGAGTTAAAAAACTTTGCAAATATGTTAAGTTTTGACTGGGAACAATTTGAAGAAGATGGAAGTGCAATAGATAAAGGAGAAAGTTTTGACAAAGAAATTAAGCTCAATGTTTCAGAAGAGACCTATAACGCATGGTTAAAGTTAAATGAAAAACTAGCAAAGCTAAATGGATACGATAATGAGAGTAAGGTGTTTGAATTTGCAGTAATAGAAGCATTGAACATACCTGATGAAAGTTTACAATAATTATACAATATTATACACAAATGGCAAATAAAAATAAATATACAGAAGCTCAAATAAAGGACGCTTTAACTAAAGCAGGTGGTTTTATTTCTATTGCTTGTAAGAGTTTAAATTGTACTAGAAGAACAATATATAATTACATTGATAAGTTTCCTGAATTAAAAGACATAGTAAAAGATATAAGGGAACAGTATCTAGACATTGCAGAAGCTGCATTGATCAAAAATGTAAAAGATGGTAAGAGTAGCGATATTAAATACTTCTTAAATACACAAGGGAAGAAACGAGGCTATATAGAAAAAAGTGAACTAGACATTACTTCAGGTGACGAGCCAATCAAAATTAACATAAATATAAAAGGAGTTGATTATTGAAGCCAAGTTTACGCAAACGCAGGAACAGGCAATACAATACTTGTTTGATAAGAAAACTACTGAGATATTGTTTGGTGGTGCTGCAGGTGGTGGAAAGTCTTGGGTAGGATGTAGTTGGTTAATTTTAATGTGCTTGAAATATCCTAAGACTAGGTACTTAATGGGAAGATCAAAGTTAGATAGTTTAAAGAAAACAACTTTAAATACTTTTTTTGAGGTCTGTGAAGCATGGGGAATAGTAGCAGGTAAGCATTACAATTTTAACGCAGGATCGAATATAATTTCCTTCTATAATAAGTCAGAAATACTTTTAAAAGATTTATTCTTATATCCTTCAGACAGAAACTTTGACAATTTAGGATCTTTAGAAATAACAGGAGCTTTCATAGATGAAGCAAACCAAATAACTGAGAAGGCTAAAAATATAGTAGCTTCTAGAATGAGGTATAAACTAGATGACTATGGTATAATACCTAAAATGCTGATGACTTGTAACCCTGCAAAGAATTGGGTTTACTCTCAATACTATAGACCTGCAAAAGATGGCACTCAAAAAGAACACAGAAAGTTTATACAAAGCTTAGTTGATGATAACGAATACATATCTAAGTATTATAAGACGCAATTACTTACCTTAGATGAATTGAGCAAACAAAGGTTACTATTTGGTAATTGGGAGTATGACGCAACCAATGACGCATTAATAGATTATGACGCGATAATTAATTTATTTAATCAAAAAGGAATAATAGGTGATAAATATATAAGTTGTGATGTAGCACGATTTGGAAGCGATAAGACAGTTATAATGTTGTGGGAAGGTCTTAGTATCAAAATAATAAGAACATTGCTTAAAAGCGCTGTAAATGATGTTGTGGAGCATGTAAGGCAATTGCAGCAGGAATACCAAATACCTTTAAGAAATATTATAGTTGATGAAGATGGTGTAGGTGGAGGAGTAAAAGATTACTTAAGGTGTCAAGGATTTGTAAATAATTCTAGACCTTTAAAAAAAGAAAATTATACTAACTTAAAAACGCAATGTTATTATAAGTTAGCAGATCTAGTTAATAAAGGGCAAATAGGTATTAATTGTCCAGATGTTAATATTAAAAACTATATTATAGAAGAACTAGAGCAAGTAAGAACTAAAGACGCTGATAAGGATAACAAGCTGCAAATTATTCCTAAGGATACTATTAAAGCTATTCTAGGGCGTTCTCCTGATTATGCAGACGCTTTGGCTATGAGAATGTTCTATGAGATAGATAGTAACTTTGGAAAGTATTATGTGCAGTAAACTAAAAACAACAAATTTCTATTATATAACAGATGAAAGTAAAAGTAAAAAAAGAAGGAAAGGTAAAAGAGTTTAAACTTATTAGTAGTTGGGAGGATGTAACGCTAGAGAAGTGGTTAAAACTTATTGATTTTGAAACAGGTACAAAGACTGAGGAAGCAACAGAAACAATAGCAGCGTTGTCTAATATCCCTAAGCAGTTAGTAAAGGAATTGGCTTTAAAAGATGTAGCAGTATTAATGAGTAAAATTGCAGAGCTACAACAAAAGCAAGATACTAACCTAAAAAGGATAATTGAAATAGAAGGAGTTGAGTACGGCTTTCATCCTGATTTGGATAGTATAACTTTAGGCGAGTATGCAGACATTGAAACATTTATTAAGAATGGAATTGAAAAGCATTTACCTGAATTAATGGCTGTATTGTATAGACCAATAAAAGAAAAGAAAAATGATATATATGTTATTAATGCTTATGATGGTAATATACGGCTCAGGACGGAAGAAATGAAAAAAATGTCAGCTCAACAAGTGCAAAGTGCGTTGGTTTTTTTTTACAATTTCGGGAAAGAATTGTCAGCGATTTTGCCATTGTTTTTGATGGAGCAGCTGCAGGAAATGCAGAAGCAATAGCCACAGAAAGTTTCGCTGATAAGTGGGGTTGGTTTGGTGTGATGTATAGATTAACAAATGGAGAGATAGTAAACTTAGAAAGGATAACGAATTTAGGACTGTTAGAATGCTTGACTTGGTTAAGTTATGAAACAGACTTAAACTCACAAAACAAAGTAAAAAGAAATGGTGAACAATAAAAGTTATAATAACGTAGTAAACACTTTGCTAAGACTAGGAGAGTTCCACGAACAGATCAGCACGATTTCAGTTGGTGATATTTACGACCTCAACTTAGAAAAGATGGAGAAGTTTCCTTTAATGCACATAAACCCTACTTCAGTTGAAACAGGAGACAGTCAATTGACTTATAACTTTCAAGTGTTTATTATGGATATGGTAGGCGAGAAGTCAGGTTGGCAAACTAAACAACATCAGCTTTTAACTAAGTTAGTAAACAGAGAGAATAACGAGCAAGAAGTATTCAATCAGACTTTAGCTATTTGTACAGATATAATAGGAATGTTAAGGCATAGCTCAAGACAATCCATAAACGGAGTAAATGATATAAACGAACCTATCTACTTTACACAAGACCAATTTACAATAGAACCATTTCAGGAAAGGTTTGATAACTTATGTTGCGGTTACGTATTTAATATAGGGGTATTAGTTCAGAATGATTTTCAGACTTGTAATATACCTGCAAATATTAGGGGTGCAGGTTACTAATGTTCAAGTTCAAGATAGGAAGATTAATAGTTCAAATAGGATGGAAGAAATTTAAAATAACAATAAAAATATAACATGGCAGATTTAACAACAACAATTACAGAGAATGTCGTATTGAACGGCTCAGTCAGAGGTTCTACAAACACTTTAACAACTACAGGTATAGTAGATGTATTTGAAAGAATTTTAACTTGTACACACTCACAGACAACAACAGTTGCAGTATTTAATTCAACTCCTCATGGTGCAGATGGTGCCTTAGATGTAGAGAATTGCAAATACTTAAGAGTTACAAATTTAAGTGATGATCAAGATATGAAAGTAGCTTTTGTAACTTCAGGCACAAACTATCAAGTAACTGTAAGGGCAGGTGGTTCGCATATCTTATTTCAAGCTGAAGAAGCGTTGATTGGTGAAGAAGATGCAAGTCCTGCTTTTCCTACATTACAAGATTTAGTTACAGTAGAGGTAAGACCTTCAGCAACAACTGATGTACAAGTAGAAGTCTTTGCAGCGTTAGTATAATGAAGACAGTAGCCCTTGAAAGATACCTTAACAGCTTTGGTAAGCAAGTAGTAAACAGAGCAAAAGGAAATTTACAAAGATCAAAAGGCGGCGGAAGTAAATTAGAGAACTCTATTAGCTTTAAAGTAGTAACTACAAATAAAGGTTTTAACGTACAATTTAAGATGAACTCTTACGGTGCTTTTGTAGACAAAGGAGTTTCAGGAACAGATAAAAAAAGAAGTTTTAAAGATTACAAAGGTAAAACAAAACCTAGTCCTTTTAAGTACACAACAAAACAACCACCTAGCAGGGTGCTTGACAAATGGATAGTAAAAAAAGGAATAGCACCTAGAGATGAAAAAGGTAGATTTATGTCTAGGAAAAGCATATCTTTTTTAATAGCTAGAAGCATAAAGAAGAAAGGAATACAAGGAATAAGCTTCTTTCAGAAACCTTTAATGTTAGGAATGAAACAGTTTAGCAGTAAGTTTGGGAAAGCAATAGCTGATGACATAGTAGATAATTTAAGAAAACAAAAAATAGCATAATGGCAACACTAATAGAACAAAAACCTCTATACACTCAGATACCTGTAGGGCAAGAAGTAATTTTTGTAGTATCAAATACTCCTATATTGAGCAATACTGTTTTTACAAATTTCAGGTTTATTGCTGATGTTTATATAAGTGATACAATACCTACATCAATTTCTTCAACATCAACACCAACAGCTACTTTTAAAACAGCTCCTAACAATGCAGCTGTAGGAATATTTGATTTCAAGCAAGTAGTTGAAAATTATGTTAGTGCTGATAATATGGCTTTTAACGACAGTCAGTATAAAGGAATTACAACAACTGATGACACACCGCATCCTTTACACTTAATAGACAAGTATTCAAGAAACAAAAAAGCTGCTAGATGGCTAACAATTCAATTTAAAACACAATATTTTGATACACAATTTAACGAAACTGAAGTAGTAGATTTACAAAACTCAATCGACTACCAAATATTTAATGGGTACTTAAAATATTCTGATATTCTAACAATGGGTACAGCTCCAAATGCTAATGACTTTGGTTTTGATTTAGATAGCTTTAATTTGTCAGATGATACTAACAAATTTTTAACTAATGCACCTGCTACTCAGTACGCTAATTTAGAAGATTACGGAACACTTGCTTTTTTAGCACAGAACAATAATTTAGTTAAAATAAGATTAATATATAAGAATAGTGCAGGGGTTCAAATAGGAACAGAAGATATAAATAAGACAGCAGCAAATGGAGCTTATACAAATTTCAGTACAGAAATATCTGAAAGACTGTTATACTTTGGCTGCTTTCCTGCTAACTTAATGAGAAATGGAAGTAGTATTTTTGCAGGTTTAGTTTCAGCAGGTACAATACAGGGCGGCTCAATAGTTGTACAAGCTTTTCCTTTTTCAAATACTGTAGGTATTTCAAAAGAATACACTATTAATGTAAATTGTCCTAATTTAAAAGGATATGAAAGTATAAGACTTTGTTGGCTCAATCAATGGGGTGCGTGGGATTACTACACTTTTACTCAGAAGTCAGTAAGAAGCATATCAACTAAAGGTTCTACATACGAACAACTAGCAGGAACTTGGAATGAAGCTGCTTACAGAGTAGATAGTTTTAAGGGCGGTAAAAAATCCTTTAGAGTAAATGCAACAGAAAAAATAACAATGAACTCAGACTTTGTAAGTGAAAGCGAAAATGATATGTTTGAAGAACTAATAAACAGTCCTGAAGTTTATATCTTAGAAGGTTACCAAACAGACGGAACTAACTCAGCACTTAACCAATACGTAAAACCTGTAAGGCTTACAACTTCTAGTTTTACAAAGAAAACAGTAGCAAACGACAAATTAATACAGTACACTTTTGAAGTAGAAAAGAGTAAAACACTAAGAACACAGTCAGTATAATGTCAGTACAATTAATAGTATTTCCACAAAGTTTTAATGGACAGTTCAGCTCAATAGCTTCAACTGCAAATGATTTTATAGTAGACGGTATTAACTTTAATACAATAAACACTTCAGGCACTTATGACAGTAGTGCCTCAAACGCTATATTAGACAGTTTAACTAATGCAGCACCTTCTATTGTCAACACTTGGTATAGATTTAGAAGCACATCATCAGGAACCCCTACAATACCAACACAAACTTCAGGAAATTTAACTTTATTATCAGTACCTACATTAACTGTTTCAGGAGTATATCAGAAGCTTTCTAACTTAGTTGTAGGAACGATTTATGAAATAGTAATAGACTTATCTACAACAGGAACAGGTCTTGTTATAACAAGTGCTTATAATGGTACGACTATGATAACACAACCTGTACACGCAGCAAATCAAAGTCAAATCACACATTCTTGGACTGCTCAGAGTACAAATGATACGATAGTTATAAGTTATTACAATACTACTACTGACTTTATTGCAATAAGTAAAATATCAGTTTCAGAACAAGGAATAACTCCATCAGTAATTTATGACTTGCAAGACGGACAAGTTATTTGCGACCTTTATGAAGATGAGGACATACCTCTTAGTCTTAGTGTAGATGACTTTAAAAATGTAGCTGAAAAAGTGCAGTCTTATTCAAAAGCGTTTAACTTACCTGCTACAAAAAGAAATAATCAGATCTTTGACAATATTTTTGAAATAACAAGAACTGATACAGGGCTTAATTTTAACCCTTATAAAAGAACAAAGGCTATTCTAAAACAAGACGGCTTTTTATTATTTGAAGGCTATTTAAGAATGCTTGATATATCGGACAAGTCAGGAGAAACAAGCTACAATTTAAACCTGTATTCTGAAGTAGTTGCACTTGCTGATGTACTAGGTGACAAGTCTTTTTCTGAATTAGACTTTACAGAATTAGAACACGAATACCAAAAGACTAATATTTTAAATAGTTGGAATGACGCACCAAGTGCAGGAATAACTTATCTTAATTCAAGTACATCAGGATTTAGAGACGCTAACAGCACAGTAAAATATCCTTTTGTAGATTGGACTCATCAAATACTTGTAGGAGGTTCAGGAACAGGAACAGCTGCTACAGTTGGTAACCCTGAACTGACAAATTTAGAAACAGCTTTTAGACCTTTTATTAATATAAAGTATTTAATTGATAGGATATTTCAAGATGTTCCTTTTACTTATGAAAGTACTTTTTTTGATACAGACGACTTTAAAAAGTTGTATATGGATTTTAATTGGGGTTCAGGAAATGCTCCTGTAGTATTTAATTCAAGTGGTGAATTGACAAATGTTTTAAATTTTAGTATTGCTGCAACTTTTACGACTTTGCCTTTTGATGAAATGGCTACTGTTGGGGGTAATGATTTAGACGCAAACTTTGGTTATTCAGCAGGAGTTTTTACAGCTCAGGAAGACGGACAAGTTTATACTTTTGATTATGATATGGAATTTAAGCGTAGCATAGTACCTGAAACTTTAGAAGTTGAATGGCTTGTTAATGGGGTTTCAGTGAATACTGCAACTACTACAAATCTTTCTTTTAATTATACAGGAAATTTTACTACACCACCATTAACAACAGGTAATACTGTTTTATGTCGAGCTAAGTCTTCTTTAGGGCTTTATGACTTAGATGGCGTTTTTAATCCTTTAGGCGTAACTCCTCCACTTGTAACAATAACAACATCAGTTGCACAAACTACATCAGACACACTTTTAGGAACACTAAGAGGTGAACTAGAACAATGGAATTTCTTAAAAGGAATTCTTACAATGTTTAACTTAGTTACTTTGCCTGATGAAGACAATCCTAGCAATATAAAAATAGAAACTTATTCAGATGTATTTTTAAATAACAATAGTGAGCCTTTAGATTGGACAGACAAAATAGATGTTTCAACAATGAAGCTTAAGCCTTTAACTGATCTAAACAAAAAAACTATTTTTAAGTTTGTAGAAGATGAGGACGATTACGCTTTTAATGTTTATAAAAGTGGAACAAATCACTTATACGGAAGTAAAAAATATAATGCTTCAGAGTTTACAATATTATCAGGAGAAGATGAAATAATTGCTGAACCTTTTGCAGCTACAGTAATAAAACCTTTAATGAGTCAGTTTGCTAACTTTATAACTCCTGCTATTTATGCAAGAGGTGATGATGATACTTGGGAAGGCTTTGAAAACAGTCCTAGAATAATGTTTAACAATGGGATAAAATCTACAGGGGCTTCTTTCTATATACCTGCACAAAATGGGGGTACTTCAGATAATCAAGCAAACTTTTTACAGTTCAGTCATTTGACAAGTGTGCCATCAGTAACAACTGCAAGGGATTTTAACTTTGGAGAATGTCAATTAATACCACCTGCTATCAACCCTACAAACAATAATTTATTTAACTTGTATTGGTTACCTTATTACTCAGAACTTTACAATCCTGACACTAGAATTATGACTATTAAAGT